GACGGAATGACGGTGAATACACACCCAGAGTGAACAGCGTTACGGCACTGTCCAGAAGACCGCACAAGGCGGCAAGCACCAGCCCTGTACGTTCGTGCCAGTCACAGTTGTTCTTACGTATGTACCTCATGTTACGCCTCCCACAGTTCTTCAGGAAATGGTTGGTGGAACTCGGCTTTGTAAGCATTCCACAGAGTTTCAATACCGTACTCAATTACATGAGCATCGTGCAGCTCAACAGGCTTGGCCATTGGGTAATGGTCAACAAAATCACTTTTAATAGGCTTACGAAAAGGCATAGGAATACTCAAGAGTTTTAAAGGATTAAAGGCACCCGTAGGTGCCTGGTTTCAATTCATCATTATTTGGGTAAGCTCTGAAAGCTCAAGATCGTTGAGGTTTAACCACAAGTCTAGTTGGATCACGCCTTTAGCGTGAGCCTTGTTACTGAAAGCGTAAACTTGTTCAATGTTATCAAACACATGTGGGTGTTTGAGTAGGTAGTTGTCAAAGGTTAGGCACACAACTTGAAGACCGTAAACACTACGGTAAGGACGCAATTCGTTGATAGCAGCAGTGCTCATAGGAATACTCCAAAGGATTAAGTGAACTGAACCCCGAAGGGTTCAGAAAGGGAAGTTGTCGAGGCTTACAGGCGCATGACAAGGTTGAGTAATCTCGTATTGCTGGAAGGCACAACGGTACTCATCCAGTTCGTACTGGAAGACATACTCATTAAGCTCGTCAGACCAGAACACTGGCCCATCACCTGTAGCAGGATCACAGTCGTCACCAAAGGTGGATGACAACTCTGATGCTTGATCAACAAGTTGGGGATTAACCAACTCCTGACCAGACTGGACTAGGTACACAGCTTCGAGGTATGCCTGATCAAATAACTTCATAAGACGTACTCCAATAGGAACAGGGAACCAATGTGCGAATGCACATTGGGTAGTGAATGAGTGGGACAAGCCCATTACAACCACGTAGTGGGTGTTAGTAGAGTGAGTCTATTGACATATCGGTTGTATATCGGAATGGGTGTGAAGGTAGATAAGGTATCGGAGATGATACTATTGGTACACTAAACACTTCCTTAAACAGTACATTGACACTCCTGAGCCTACTGTCCCTTATAGGGTATGTGTTGAGCTGAGGGTTAGGTCAGCTTGAGTGTGATGGCCACTCATGAGGCTCACAGGCTGTGAGTGTAATAGAGTGGAGGTCAGACAGGACGTCTCAATAGTAATACAGGACATTCGCTCCCGCTCTGTCGCTAACGACACTGTCTCACCCTGTGTAATGTGTTGTGTAATGTGTGCACCAAAAAAGGTGCCACCCGTAGGGTGGCGATTGCTTACTCCGGATTGTCCTGAGTAGTAGGCTTGGAATTAGAGTCTGATGAAGGCTTGGGCTCCATCTCCTCTTCGATCTTAGATACCAGCATGTCCATGCTGGATGCGTATGCGTCCATGGCACGCTCGGTGCCTTGGAAGAACTTGTTGATGATGCGGAAGAATGACGCGATTGCTTCGAACATGGTGATACTCCATTGATTGAGGAAAGATTCCATACTTACCACGTAGTGGTAGAGTTGGTGATGAGTGGGGTGGTAGTAGAGGTAGGAGCGGCGAAACACCCCCGGGGGGGTGGTTTGGTTTTATAGCTCCGTACCAGTAAGCCCTACACTCGTACCCATTTTTTAAAATCCCCTGTTAGTTTCAAATAATAATAATTCTCATCTATATATACTGTTTACTTTTTGATCAACTGTAAATAATCCTGAATTATAAATGAGATGATTGTTTCATGTATGTCTTCAATTACTTATTTACTGAGGACGACATGAATAACGATCTAGTAATTTCCCGTTTCGCCTGGTTATCTGGCAACGCCATAGAGTGTCCGCAGGGCACCTACGGTTTACTGAAGTTCCCTACTGGTGAGGAGTTCTTTACTTGTGAAAATCCCTGGCTTAATAACAAACCCTATGTGTCGTGCATACCTTCTGGCGTTTATTACCTGGAGCAACGGCATTCTCCTGTTGTACAGAGAACCAGTGGTGGTGAGTTTAATGAAGGATGGGAAGTAACCGATGTAAGTAACCGGGATTACATAATGATCCATCCGGGTAATTGGCCTGGGGATGTGGAAGGGTGTATTGCAGTAGGTAAGAAGCTGGGTATACATCAGAACAAGCAAGGTAAACAGGCGCTTACTGTACTGGATTCGCGTAATGCGTTCCGTGAGATTATGGAACTGATGAGTGAGCACAACTCGTGGACATTGGATATCCGTACGTACTTCCCTGACAGTTACTAATGGGTTGTCTTATCTAGCCTCACTTCATGTGGGGCTTCTTTTTCTCTGCATTAATAAAACCGATTACTTATAGTCAACCGATACTGTATCTATATCGAGAGAGACTATGAGCGATTTTACCGTCGATCAGTTTAAAGAAGCATTACCACCCAGTGTCCGTAAGTCTATGGATCAACAAATGGCTGATAAGTTTAATCAGTTAATGAATGATCCAGATATGCAGGAGACGTACCGGGATAACTTGATGAGTTATACCCAGGTAATGAATGAAGGCAAGTTTAAGCTGTCGAGTTATTTGGACGCGGTTAAGTACGTCAGTCATCGACTGATGGGTAAGACCATGAAGGGTGCGTACCACTCGACTTTCCCCGACAAGATCCAGGATTGGACGATGCGGGGTGTGGAGCTGAAGGATCAGGCGTCCTACATCACGGCCTACAACAAGACCAAGTTGGTCAACCGGATCATGGAGCAATCCTTGGTTCCCTTATGGGTGTTGAATCAGGACGCGACTCAGAAGGCGATCAATAAGCAAGTGGAACTTATGGCCGGCGCCAAGAGTGAAATGGTTCAGATGCAGGCCGCGAACTCCCTCCTTACCCACCTGAAAGCCCCTGAGACCCAGAAGCTGGAACTTGAGGTGAGCCACAAGGAAACCAGTGCCATTGACGAGCTACGTCGGGCGACACAGGAGCTGGCGTCTGCACAACGGTTGCAAGTGCAGTCCGGACAGATGAATGCCGAGCAGATTGCTCACAGCAAGATCACCTACGACAACAACACAGAGGAAGATGTATGAGTAAGTCATTATTTAACTGGGCGGTTACTAATCAATACGGCACGGATTATCCATACAGCAGCCGCAAGTCCGATATAGCACGGTGGGTTCTACGGTGGGTCTATGCAGAGCGTTACCACTATTACGTTCAAGCCAATGCAACACAGAGGTATCGGGATCGTATATGGGGCCTGGAAAGTGACAACGATATGTTTAAGCGTCGGTTAGATTCGATGTATAAGATCTGCGCTGAAATGGACGGAACAGGGAAATCGTATACGTATGAACGGTTGATGAGACAAGTACACGGTACACCTAGCCCTACCGCGAAGGGAGCCTCACTGTGATGTATCTCTGGCTGTTACATCCTGAGTCACCTGGTGAGCGTGTACTGGTTGTACGGGGATTCTTTGCCCGACTGGTTCGGCCCAAGCACTTTGCCACCCTGGATGAGGTCGAGGCATACCGCCTCTATTGCGTAGGCCTACGTGCAAGAAGGGGACACGGATGATTGATCCCGTAGCAGAAGCCCTTGAAGACTTCATGGGTGTTGAGGCCTTCCTCAACGCCTGTGATTACACGGTAGACGAGAGCTACGTCCCGAGTGACTTCGCCCTGGAGTTTGTCTCTTTCATCAAGCTGGTGAACGGCGGTACCGGGGAAGAGAACTTAACCCCGCTGGTTCACTACTACATGCTGGACACCATCGCAGATGGTGGCCGGCGCATCGCCAACCTGTGTCACCGGGGTATCGCAAAGACCACGGTCATGGGTGAGTACCTGTTCCTATACATTGCGGTTTACGTGAACCTGCCCGGGTTTGGCTCTGTGGATCTGGCGTTGTACGTGTCGGACTCCATTGAGAACGGCGTGAAGAACATGCGGAAGAACCTGGAGTTTCGTTGGGAGGATTCTGACTTCTTGCAGAAGTATCTGCCGGTGACCCGGTTCACCGATACCCGCTGGGAGTTTAGGAACGCGGACGGTGCCATCTTTATTGTGAAAGGGTATGGCGCCAAGGCTTTGGCACTGGATAGTTTGTTGTACACTGGTTCTGGTACCACCACGATAGGTGAGTGCCGAGTAGGTGACGCAATTTACGGACCAGACGGGAGGCTTACTACCATCACATGTAAAAGTGAAGTCTTTAACAAACCCATGTATCAAATCACGTTGCGTGATAGACGTTCCATCAAAGTGTCCGAAGATCACATCAATTCGGTGGTCATCAATACAAACCCTAATAACACAACACGATGGGAAGAGTCTGACCTGACAACCAAAGAGCTGTTGCAGCAGCCGCTGGTACACACCAAAAGAGGTAACCTTCGGCATAGGGGTACATCGAGTAAGAGCCTGGTATACGTTAAAAACACTCAAGCACTGGAATACCCTCTGAAAGAGTTGCCTGTTGATCCATACACACTGGGAGTTGTGTTGGGTGATGGCCGTATCCAGAAACCCAGTGGTTCAGTAGAATTAACCACACACATTGACGACCTGGTTACCTATCACTCACACATTCCCTACACGTTTGGTAAGGGTCGGTTAGATAAGCGCAACACCAACACGTGGACGCAATCTATCCGTGGTCTTGGGCCACCTTTGAAAGCCATGGGCTTGTGTGTACACGGTAGCGAAAAGTTTATCCCTACGAAGTACTTCACAGGCTCTGTTGATCAGCGGTTGGCGCTTCTACAGGGTTTGATGGATACAGACGGTACTGTGACAAAATCAGGACGTACATCGTTCTGTAGTATGTCCCCACAATTACTGGAAGATGTCATGCGCTTGGCTCGGTCGTTAGGCGCTACGGCCAGTACCTGCAAGAAACCCTTTAACATAGAAATATGGTTAAACATGCCACTGTTCCGGTTGGAACGTAAACTTCAGCGTCAACGCTACGACCGTAAGGATCAACTGGTTGCCATTGAATCGATTGTTCGTATTGCTAACGAGCCCAGCCAGTGTATTGCGGTAGATAACATAGACCATCAATTCTTGACGGACAATTACTTCCGTACCCACAACACAGGTGTGCGGGGTGCCAAGGAGATGGGTAAGCGGCCCCGATTGGCGGTGCTGGATGACTTGATCTCAGATGAAGACGCTCGCTCCGCGACCGTCGTAGCCGCGGTTGAGGATACGGTCTATAAGGCGGTGGAATACGCCCTGCACCCGACCCGCAACATGATGATCTGGTCAGGGACACCGTTTAACGCGAAGGATCCGTTGTACAAGGCGGTTGAGTCCGGTGCGTGGTCGGTGAACGTGTTCCCGGTGTGTGAACAGTTCCCCTGCGCCCGGGAGGACTTCAAGGGTTCCTGGCCTGACCGGTTCCCTTATGACTATGTGAAGCACCAGTACGACAAGGCCATTCTGCTGGGCAAGATCGAAACCTTTAACCAGGAGTTGATGCTGCGGATCATGTCGGATGAAGACCGCTTGGTTCAGGACAGTGAGGTGCGGTGGTACAAGCTGGACAACGTGACCAAGAACAAACCGCTGTTCAACTTCTACATCACAACCGACTTTGCCACGTCACAGAAGGAAGCGGCGGATTTCAGCGTGATCTCCGTGTGGGCCTTCAACAATAACGGGGATTGGTTCTGGGTTGACGGGATCTGTAAGCGTCAGTTGATGGATCAGAACCTGAATGATCTGTTCCGGTTGGCTCAGATGTACAAGCCGCAAGGCGTGGGCATCGAGGTCAGTGGTCAGCAGGGCGGTTTCATTCCCTGGATACAGGATCAGATGATGGTACGGAACCAGTACTTCACTCTGGCTTCCGAGAACAACAACGGCAAACCGGGCCTGCGGCCGACGACCAACAAACTGGAACGGTTCAACGTGGTCCTGCCGTTGTTCAAAGCCGGAAAGATTTACTTCCCGGTGGATAAGAAAACAGACACCTCGGTGCAGGAGTTTATGAATGAGATTTCCCTGGCTGCGCGGTCAGGGTTCCGATCCAAGCATGATGACTTCCTCGATACCGTCAGCCAGCTCCCGTTGATGAATGCCTGGAAGCCTACCGAAACGGGTGAGCTGTCACAGGACGATGAGACGGGGCTGTGGGAAATGGACGATGAAGACGAAGACGTTGGGCCAATGAGTTCATACATTGTTTAATAGGGGGATACCTATGAATTTACAAGATGTGATAGATCAGCTATCTGGTAGTGAGTTATCAAACCTGTTTGTGTTTGATGATGATACCGCCGAAATTACAGTGGCAAGCCGTGCCAAGTTAATTCCGCAACTTAACCTTGGGTTGCAGTTGCTGTATACCCGGTTTTTCCTTCGAGAAGGGACCGAAGTTATTAACATGTCTGAGGGTGTATACACCTATCCACTTACAAGTACGGATGTGCTTCGTATTGAGAAGGTGGAAGACATTGCAGGCAATGAGTACTTGTTGGATGTGGAAGGGGAACCTGAATCGTTAATACGATCCAACTTACGTACGCTGAAAGTGCCGGCCGACATGGAACCTATCACTTTGATTGTGACGTATCGTGCAGGGCCACAGAAGCTAAGCAAGACTGATGCGTTTCAGTACGCTCCCAATGTAGAGATTGATCTACCAATCATGTACATGGAGCCTTTGACGTTGTTTATTGCCAGTCGGTTTTTGAATCCAATGGGGGCGACCGAAGGGTTTCACGAGGGAAACAACTACGCGTCACGATACGAAGCAGCGTGCCGACAGTTGGAGATGCAGAACTACGACCTGGATCGACACGACGACAACAACCACTTTCACAACGCCGGCTGGGTGTAACAAGAAAGGCCCCCAAGGGGCCTTTCTTTATTTACGCACCTGTTGAACCAAAGCCACCTTGGCCACGGTCTGTGTCGTTGAGTTCTGTCACGACCATCAAGTCCGGTGTAGCCACCGGGACAATAACAAATTGAAATAGACGGTCGTATGCTTTCCAGGATAAACCCGTCCCATTATGGATACGTGCGCTGACCATCCATTCCCCACGATAATCGGCGTCAATAATACCGACCGTGTTATTTAACGCTAAACCACGCTTAACCCCCATACCCGAACGCGGGTAAATCTTGGCTACATGGCCTTCAGGTACTTCGGCAGCAAAACCCAGTTTAATCTTTACACCTTCATCTGCTTGTGGTTCCACATAACCATCTTCCGGCATGTAGATATCGTACCCACCAGATTGACTGGTTCCCTGTACGGGACATTTAAAACCTTTATGTAGTGGTTTGATATTCATTTCAGCACTCCTGTTTTTAATTAAATACCATGTGCAGTATTACACATGAATGGGGTTAAAGACCTATGCAACAAACTGAGCAAAGTCTTGATATAGACGTAACCAATACGCCGTTAACACAGTGGAAGAAAGAACCCACTGTAAGAGACCTGAAGCGTGATATTACAGAAGCTCACGCGGATCATCAGGATCAGATAAATAAGGTTGATGAGTACCTCGACAACCTGTATGTAACTGGGTCTGCCAAGATCAATGCCCCAAAGGGCCGATCACGTATGGTACCCAAGCTTATCCGTAAACAAGCGGAATGGCGGTATGCCTCCCTGTCCGAACCTTACTTGTCCACGGACGACTTGTTTAAAGCCAAGCCGGTTACGTGGGCAGACAAAGAAGGTTCACGCCAAAGCCAACTGGTTCTGAACAGTCAGTTCAACTTCGACATTGATAAAGTTGCCTTTATTGATGAGTACGTGCGTACCGGTGTGGACGAAGGCACGATCATCTGTCGAGTAGGGTGGGAGTTTGAAGAGGAGCCCTACACGGCCCCTGTCTTTGAATTTATACCGGACCCGGCCGCAGGTGAGCTGCACCAGGAAATTGCCGCGATTAAAGAACGCAACCCTGCCGAGTATTACGGAGAGGTGCCGGAAGAACTGCAGGCAGCGCATGACATCACCCTGGAAACGGATGTACCTCACTCCCCTCAAATGGTTCCGGGCGCCACAGAGGAAAAGACCCGCACGTTGGTTAACCGTCCTACCGTTGAAGTCTGTGACTACCGCAACGTCATTATCGACCCTACCTGTAAAGGTGATATCGACAAGGCAAGCTTTGTTATTTACAACTTTGAATCGTCTATGGCGGATCTACGTAAAGATCCTAAATACACCAATATTGACGAGATCAATGTCAACAATCATTCACCCCTAGCAGAGCCTGACCATGGAACCGAAGATAGTTCAAATTTCACGTTTTCTGATGAAGCCCGTAAGAAAGTCGTCGTTTATGAATATTGGGGATATTGGGATACTGATGGTTCTGGTGTTGTACGCCCTATTGTTGCAAGTTGGGTAGGCGACACCTTAATCCGGATGGAGGAGAACCCTTTTCCGGATAAGAAAATTCCTTTCGTAACTGTCCATTACCTGCCGAAGCGTCGATCAACCCGGGGCGAACCTGACGGTGCCTTGCTGGAAGATAACCAGAAGATTATGGGTGCCACCCTCCGGGGCATGATCGACATTATGGGCCGCTCTGCCAACGGTCAGATGGGGATGCGTAAAGACGCCCTCGATGCGGTGAACCGTCGCCGCTGGCAGAACGGGGAGAACTACCAGTTCAACGGTAACGTCGATCCCCGGCAAGCCATGTACATGCACACGTTCCCGGAAATCCCGCAGTCCGCCATGCTGATGATGCAGTCGCAGAACCAGGAAGCGGAAGCCCTTACCGGTGTGAAGTCCTACAGCCAAGGCGTCTCGGGTGCTGCCCTTGGGGATGTTGCGGCCGGTGTTCGCGGTGCGCTTGATGCCGCCTCCAAACGAGAACTGGGTATCCTCCGTCGTCTCTCCAATGGCCTGTGCAAGATTGGCATGAAGATCATGGCCATGAATGCCGAGTTCCTGGATGAGCGGGAAGTTGTCCGTATTACCGACGACGAGTTTGAGGTTATCAATAAAGACAAGCTGGCCGGTCATTACGATCTGAAGCTGGATATCTCAACCGTTGAAGAAGATGAAAAGAAAGCCCAAGAGATGGCGTTCATGTTGCAGACCATGGGTAATAACATGGATCCGGAACTAAGTAACATCATCCTCTCTGATATTGCCCGCCTACGTAAGATGCCCGCATTGGCTAAACGCATTGCCGATTGGGAACCCCAACCGGATCCACACCAGCAAGAAATGCAGCAACTTGAAAAGCAGAAGTTACTGGCTGAAATACGCGAGATTGATTCACGTACTGCAGAGAACTATGCCGAAGCACAAGTAGACGAAGCTAAAGCAGGTGAGACTCAAAGTAAGGCGGATAAGAATAACCTGGAGTTCGTTGAACAAGAGTCCGGTGTTACTCAGGAACGTGACCTGGAAAAGATTGCACGGCAATCACAGGAACAAGCCAAAACAAAAGTAATTGAACACAACCTGAAAGCGGAAGAGGACAACAAGAAACGGTTACGTGATTACTTATCTGGCTCGAAAGAGTAAAAAGTTGTGATAAATATAATTTATTTGTTTATCGTTCTTTTAAAGTAATTACTTATTAACTCAACCGCACTAAATGGGATGTATATGAGCCAGCAAGAACTGCACGAACTGGAAAGTAATATCAAAGACCTTAACGAGATGGTTCAACTGGGTAATGCCATGGATCGTCTGCGTAAGAATCGTGACTTCAAAAAGGTAATCGAAGTTGAGTACCTGAAAGAAGAAGCGATTCGTCTGGTCCATTTGAAAGCTGATCCGAACATGCAGGATGAACGTGGACAGGCCCGGGTACTTCGGGATCTGGATGCCATTGGTTCATTTACACAGTACCTCGATCTGGTCATGGCAAAAGCCGAAGCCGCCAAGGAAGCACTCGATGAGTGTGAAGACCTTCGCGCTGAACTGGAAGGAGCGTCTGAATAATGAGCACATCCAACCCGACCACTGAACAGAGCGTCCACGACGACGCTCTGGGCATGTCCGACGAAGCGTTTGCTGATCTGGATCCTTCGGTGTTTGAGCAGGACGTTGAAGAGACGGACCTGACTGAAGAAGACACCACAGACGTGGACGTCCCTGAAGCCGATAACGCTGATGAGGACGACACGGACCTGGAAGAAGACACGGACGAGGAGGACGCCGATCCGCAGGATGAGGCGTCCGATTCAGACCCGGAAGACGATGCTGATGCGGAATCAGACGGTGATGAAGACACCGATTCTGAGGACGACAGCGAGTCTGACGAAGAGGAAGCCTCCGACGAAGACGAAAAGAAAGATGAGTCTAAGGTGGACTTCAAATCGGAATACGAGAAGTTGATGGCTCCGTTCAAGGCCAATGGCCGTGAGATGAAAGCCAACAACGCAGAGGAAGCCCGTCGCTTGATGCAGATGGGTGCGAACTACAACAAGAAGATGGCTGCGCTGAAGCCCTCATTGAAGACCGTGAAACTCCTCGACAAGCACGGTCTGAATGACGAAGGACGACTCAACCATCTGATCGACCTGACCCGTGGGGATAAAGGGGCGATCCAGAAATTGTTGAAGGATGCCAGTGTTGACCCACTGGATCTGAATACAGAAGAAGAAAGTGATTATCGACCAAACACTTACAATGTTGACGACCGTGAGATTGAGTTGGATTCGGTACTGGAAAGCCTCCAGGACACACCGACCTACAACCGAACTCTCGATGTGGTCAGTAATAAGTGGGACAACGCAAGTAAGCAGATCATAGCGAATAACCCTCGTGTACTGGAGGTTCTGAACGACCAGATGGCCAATGGCGTTTATGAACGGGTCAGCACTGAGGTTGAGCGACTGCGAACGTTTGGTCAGTTGAGTGATGTGTCGGATATCGACGCTTACAAGACGGTCGGTGACCGCATGGCAGAAGAAGGCAAGTTTGCGGATATGGCGCCAAAGCCAACACAAACACCTGAGAAGCCCGCTGCACGCCGAGCCCCTGCAAAGCGAGAAGATTCGGCTATCAAACAGAAGAAACGGGCGGCCAGTTCCACCCGAACCAAACCCGCTTCCAAACAACCGTCTGATTTTAACCCACTGGGTATGTCGGATGAGGAGTTTGAGAAGCAGTTCGACTCAAACCTTATGTAATTAAAGCGAGAAGCTTATGTCACAGTCCTATAACGATCCAGTCGGCGGTACTCCGTCCAACATCGGTACCCAGATCCGTACCGATAGCTACATCAAGCGCGCACTCATTGAGATGCGTAAAGAGCAATACTTTGGTCAGTTGGCCAACGTAACCAACTTGCCCAAGCACATGGGTAAGAAGATCAAGAAGTACCACTACCTGCCGCTGCTTGATGACGCGAACATCAATGACCAGGGTATTGACGCCACCGGTGCCACGATCGCTGACGGTAACCTGTACGGTTCCAGCAAAGACGTAGGCTCCATTCCTGGCAAAATGCCGATCCTGTCTGAGACAGGTGGTCGTGTTAACCGGGTTGGTTTCAAGCGTAAGGAAATTGAAGGTTCCATCGCCAAGTTCGGTTTCTTCGACGAGTACACCCAGGAATCCCTGGACTTTGATACCGACGCAGAACTGATGATGCACATTAACCGTGAGATGCTGAACGGCGCCAACGAGATGACTGAAGACCTTCTTCAGGTCGACTTGCTGAACGCTGCTGGCGTGGTCAAGTTCGCCGGCGATGCTACTACAGACGCTGAGCTGGATGAGGCTGACGAAGTGACTTACGGCGACCTGTTGCGTCTTCAGATCGACCTGGACAACAACCGTACTCCGAAGCACACCAAGGTGCTGACCGGTACGCGTATGGTCGATACCCGCACGATCCCGGCTTGCCGTGTGATGTACGTGGGTTCTGAATTGCAGCCCCTGCTGGAAGGCATGGTGGATCTGCATGGCGATAAGGCCTTTATCCCGGTCGAGAAGTATGCGGCTGGTGGTAATGTCCTGACCGGTGAAGTGGGTACCGTTGCACGGTTCCGCGTCATTGTGGTTCCGGAAATGATGAAGTGGGAAGGCGCCGGTGCGGATGCAACCGCGAACGCCACACACTTCAAAACAGGCACCAAGTTTGACGTACTGCCGATGTTGGTCGTGGGTGATTCTTCCTTCTCTACTATTGGTTTCCAGACCGATGGTAAGACCGTGAAGTTCAATATCACACACAAGAAGCCTGGCACTGAAACTGCCGACCGTACGGATCCGTATGGTGAGACTGGCTTCATGTCCATCAAGTGGTACTACGGCTTTCTGTTGGAGCGTGGCGAGCGTATTGCTTTGGTGAAAACCACAGCACCGATGTAAAGAAATTCACCCTATGACCTGATCATAGGGTGATTGGGGAAAGGGGCTGCAAGCCCCTTTCCCATTTCCACTAAAATATTCCGGAGTACACATAATGAGCGAAGATAACCAGAACCAAGAGATGGAAGCAGTCGAGCTTGAAAACCTGAAAGCCCGGGCAGGCCAACTCAATATCAAATACCGTAAAGACACCACCGCAGAAACCCTGCGTAAGAAAATCGCAGACGAGCTGGCTGATAAAGAATCCAGTAACGACGTAGCGCCGGCAAAGGAAACCGATACTGCCAAACGCGTGCGTAAGCAGAAAGAAGCCAGTGAGCTGGTTCGTATTCAAGTGACCTGCATGAATCCCAACAAAGCGGAGTATGACGGTGAGGTCATTACCGCTGGCAACAAGGTTGTAGGAACGTTCCGTAAGTTTGTGAAGTTCGGTGTGGAATACCATGTCCCTCGCATTATCTACAACGTCCTACGTGATCGTAAATGCCAGGTGTTTGTGACCGAACGGGATGACCGTGGTCGTCAGCTCCGTCGCGGCAAGCTGATCAACGAATTCAACATTGCGGTGTTGGAGCCTCTGACGAAAGAGGAGCTGAAAGACCTGGCTCAGCGTCAAGCCATGGCGAAAGGCCAAGCGGCTTAATTCACTAGATCATTGAGGTAGACCCATGGCAGTAATTGCAGTTTCAGACCTGACCGTAGGCGAAGGTACCTTAACCGGGACCGGTGCCTTTGATGTGCTGATGACCGCTGTAGAGAAGCACGTAGAGGCCGAGTACAAGAAAGGTCGTATCAAAGGTGGTGATTACGCCTCGGTCTACCTCGGTGCCATGCAGTCGGTCATGGATCGTTCGTTGCAGATGCTTCTCCAGCAGCAGCGGGCAGATCAGGAAGCAGAGCTACTGCGTGAACAGATTCTGACGGAGCAGCTTAAACAGACCCAACTGACCGCTCAAACCGTACAGATCGAGCAGCAGACTGCGAACGCCATTACGGAGAACACGGTTCTGGTGGCTCAGGAGTGCAAACTCCGGGGTGAGTACGACCTGATCATGGAGCAGAAGCTGAAGACCGTTGCAGAGACTGCGCTACTGGCTCAGAAGAAGGTCACCGAACAGGCACAAACCTCCGGAACCGGTGTTGGTCCAGACAGTGTGATTGGTAAACAGACCCAGTTGTACGATGCCCAAAGGCAAGGGTACTTGCGGGACGCTGAACAGAAAGCGGCGAAGCTTCTGGTAGACACCTGGAACGTCCGTAAGACCATGGATGATACGACCTTGGCTGACGGGAGGAATAACCTGAGCGATGTAAAGGTAGGGGACGCCGTTCGTACGATGCTGCAAGGCGTAGAGGCCTGGACAGAAACACCGTAACCAACCGGTTCAACAGGAAAGTAGGAAGGAGGGGGCGAATGCCCCCTCTTTTTGTGTACAGAAAGAGGAATGTTTATGGGTTGGTTCAGTAGCAAGAAGAAAACCCACGTTAGTACCCAGATATCCCGCGTTGTTGCGGATAATCAGATTCCGGATATGCGTCAGAAGAACCTGATTGATTCGGTATTTAAGAACCAGCGTCTGACGCACACCATTGTGAATAATGGGTTGAGTAGCCATGCGTTAAAAGTGGAGCGTGGTTACCGGTACGCAGCCCGAGGAGATTACGTGTATGGGCCTTCCAACTACAGCATTCTGGATGCGGCCGATGGTAAACAGGCGGTTGAAAACATTATTGAAGCCGAACTGGGACAGACCATTCAGTTTGACTACTTTTACTTCACGCCCTTGAACAACCTTCACGCGGGTTGGGAAAAGCTGACTGCCGAGTATGGTTACGACGAGTTCAGTAACGAAGTCACGGTACTCTCCGCACAACGCGGTAAGAAGACCTGGGTCAAGAATATGGTGGCACACGTCAACACGATCGCCATGCAGTCAGATGTTCCTGGGGAGCCTGAAATCCTGGCAGACGATGGGACATTGAATGTCTGGGACCGTCACCCACAGGACCGCTACATACCCAACCGGGGAACCGCACCTAAAACGTCTGTGTGGAAATTCGGTGAGTTGCTAACGGATGGGGTGGAAATTACGTTGGTAGATTCAGCCGGTGTTGAGGACATCTTGTTCTTCGACTTCAGTCAGTACGACGACGATCTGGAATGCTTCCACGCCAAGTACCGGTACACAGAGAATGGGAAAAAGAAGACCGGGTATTTTACCTACCAGTACAAGAGCGGAGCGTACCCCGTACTGGATACGATCCATGATGGAAACCAAGTCACCAACGGGACGTTCCTGCCGGTGGTGCTGTTCCGTCACAACGACGTGAACCGTACCAACCCTTCCTTGCACGAGACCGAAGAGTACAAAAGCACTGACCAGTTAATGCACTTGATGGGACTGGATTACCAGAAGCTAGGTGACACCATCCATGAGAATCCGGATGTAGACAAGCTGGATCAGGCTGCCCTGATGTTTGCTGTACCGGCGAGTACAGCGGATGACGCAGAGAAAGAGTACCTGTTCAAGTTCTTCAACTGGCTCTATTTGCAGAGCCCCAACAACCAACAGTACCAAACAGTCGAAGGTGTCTCACACTACCGCCCCGGGCAGGCCATACGCATCAAAGACGCAGACTTCGATTGCACTTTGAGCTTCGCACAGCTACGGCGCCGCCGGCAGGCGGGGTCGGTCGGTAAGCCCGGGTCGTATCACCAAGAGATTATCCAGGAAACCCGCACACGGACGGTCACCCGGAATGTGAGCAACACCCGTGACACTGATTATCAGGAAGTTGAGGAAACCTACACCGTGGATCTCATGCAGTACCGTTTTCAGGTAACGGCTACGTCATACGACGAGATAATCGTGGACGGGCTCCAACTCCGCTACAACATTTACGATGATAAAAGCGTCACAGTGAACGTCGGCTCCGACAAATTACTTATCCCCGTGGATTACACCATTGCCCGTACGATGCGGTTTGACCGTAAGGAACGGTTGTACTACCGGTCCATGCACTTTGTTATGAACGCCCGCGTCACTGAAACGGTGAAGTGGTACGAGAGAGGTATTTTCCAAATCATCCTGTTTGTGGTTGCGGTTGTCATCACCATCCTCTCTCAAGGTACACAGTCATGGACCCTTGCAGTAGCTGCAGGTACTGAAGCGGTGGTGTTATTAATATTACAGGCCGTCTTGGAGGTACTGATAAGTCAGCTTGTTATATCCAAAGCTTTTGAAATAGTGATCAAAGAGCTTGGGTATGAAATAGGGGTAATACTAGCTGTGGTGGCGTTTGTAGTTGCCGGGTATGGCGATTATATAAATGCCGATTGGGCTGCGTATGCGATCCAGGCTGGTAACAACTTAATGGCTGCTTCCATGACAGATATTCAAAGGGAGGTTGCTGGATACAAAGCGGAATCACAGGAGTTTCAATTACAAGCTGAGGAGAAAATGAAGGAGCTGGAAGAGATTGATAACCTATTAAACCAATACGAGTTATTGGATCCACGTTCATTTATTGGGAAGGTGCCTGTTATCAATCCCGGGGAATCTCCGGATGCGTTATACGACCGTACTGTGCATGTAGGAAATCCCGGTATTCTGCAATATGACTATATAGAATCGTATGTAGCGATTAACACGCAACTACCAACTTTTAATGACCTTGTAGGGGATTCTTTTTATGGGCGCATATAACTTGAATTTTAATACCCCAGGGCCTGCAATGATGCCACGTCGTATTGCAGCTACCCCGGGTAACACGCCCCTGAACTTGGACTTTATGTCTCAGTTAAATGCAGGCGGTACTAACACACCCAGTTCTTTTTTGAACTTAGGTACAACATCATCTGTTACCGATCAGGTAATGCAAAACAGTCAATCCCTTATCCCAGGTACAACTTCTAATTTGCCTATGAATGCCGCTGGAGGTGGAGGTGAAACGGGCATGTTTGACGGCTTCCTGGGTGAAGATGGCTGGGGCAACCTGGCACTGGGTGCAGCTAACGCTGCGATCCAAGGGTACACAGGGTTCAAGCAACTGGATCTGGTAAAGGATCAACTGGATTTCCAGAAGAAGGCCTTTGAGAAGAACTACGCCGCCCAGAAACAGAGTACCAACACGCAATTAAGAGATCGACAGAAGCGACGGTACACCGAGAACCCGGGGCACTATGTCAGCCCGGATGAGTACATGTCTCAAAATGGGGTGAAGTAATATGCCGATTACCTGGAGAAACGTGAACGCCCCCTCCTTCAACGGGGTCTCGGAATCCCTGGCCCAGGCGGGCCAGTCTTTCACCGGTGCTGTGGATGCGCTACAGCAAACCAAGGACACCTTTGAAGACGGCCGCACCGACCGAAACACTCAAGCCTTCATGGATCAGATTGCACAGTACCAGTCTCCGGAGGCCTTGGCAGAAGCGCAACAGTCAGGGGCGATCCAGAAGCTCAGGGATCAGTACGGCGGTAATGGGTTGATCGAGACATCGAAGACCAACGCAGACGCCATGCGTGGCCGGCTGACGGGTCTACGACAGCAGGAGACTGCAGATTACGACTACAACCGAACCTTGAATACACGGGCAGACCAGCCGTTCCTTGAACAGATTGGTTCACAGATGTCAGAAATCCCTATGGACATGCCACAGGACCAAGCGGCTGCACGTTTAGAAGCCATTCACGCACAGGCTGTTGAAGGGGGTGCAAGTGAACGCGTACTCACTGTATTCAATGAAAAGAGACGAGACCTCCTGGAAGGTATTGAGGATGAGAACCGGTCTGATGCAACTCATGCCTATAACCTCGAAAGGCGAGGTTGGGAGAAAGGTAATCAAGCGTATAAACAGAACCAACGCGCACGCACGATTGCACAGCAACAGCGTGAAGATGCTCAACGCGCCCAGATGGATACTTTGCTGGATCAGGAAGAACAGATCGTCAATGACTTCACAACGGGCCTGGATACAACGTCACAAGGTGTGTTGAAGGCAGCCGCTGATATAGACATACCCATTGTGAATGGGCGTCCTGTTTTCTCCGAAGCCACGCCAGAGCAACTGGCTAAATTACAACAGAATACCCAAGGGATGGGTCGTCTATCGTACAAGGACGCTCAGGCTCAGTACGTGGAAGCTCTGGACGCTGCAGGCATTAAAGGGGAGGAACGTACCAAACGGATGGCAGGCTTCCAGGCGCGTATGGAGGTACCTACAAACCTGTCTCCAAAACGTGAAGCAGCTTTGCAATCAACATTGGACGCCGGGAAAAAGGAACACGATACGCAACTTGCGCGACTGAAAGAGGACCGTGCGCGTTTCAATCAAAGTAACGGTTATGTGGATCTGGACGGTCGTGACCCGAACACCGTCGTAGCCGACTTGCTCCAAGAGATCAACGATGACACTTTTGCCGAAGAAGGTGAGGATGTCGGGATTGACTTGTGGGGTCTGTTGAGTAATAGCAAAGGGAACGCACGCGAGAAGATCACGAAAAGTGCGTCACGGGCAGTGTCTGAAGGTATGCCTATAACACTGGAAGACGGAAGCACCTCCAGCGTTCGTGCAACAGAAGGGATGCTTAGGCAGGCCTTTGTGGCGGCTAAGAGAGCAGAGAATCCGGCAAAAGTATTTGACTCGGTTCTCCGTGACATACTCAGTCGTCCGGGTAACATTGCACAATGGGAAAGTAACCAGAATTCGATTGAGCGCTTCCGTCAGCAAGAAGACAAGCTGAATTCGGACTATTTAAGATCTGTTGCTTTTCACAAGAATCTGGCAAATTACGAAGACGGGATCCCTACGGTGGATCTGCCTGCGTTTAAGGCAAGGCTCGATCGTGCCCTGAAACCGGATATGACGGAAAAAGAAGTAAAGACCACGATGAAAGAGGCCGCTGAATCCATTACAGGCAAGGGGAACGCAAGCCCAAAAAATTCTGAGCCTGGTACACAGTCAGCAGATGATGCAACGACTGCTAGAATAAACGAACTGGAAGCCGCATTAACCAAAGCTCAAAAGATGGTAGCAGATGGAAATAAGTCTGGATCAGAATCAGCAGGCCGCAATATAGGAGAGTTACTTAAAGGTCTAGCTACGGCCACTGATCCCACTGACCCAAATAACATTATCCGGGAAGGTTACTCTAATATAGCAGATTGGACAGGGGCTGCATTACGAAGCACGGGAGATAAGATCCCGTTTTCATATAAAAGAGATGAGAACGGTAAAATAGTAGATACTAACTCAGTCAGCGAGGTTTTAGATGCTAAGTCAACTGAGCTTGTGTACGAAGACGTACCCAACATGATTCAAAGCCTAATGGACGCTGGTGTTTACGGCGCTAAAGGAACTATGCAACGTATCCAAAATTACTTAAAAAGGTCTGAGGCTAATAATAAAGACTTCGAACGTGGTTTAATGGAGGCTATGAAAGGCAAATAAGTAAGGAAATTAAAAATACCCTTTCGGTTAATTGATATGCTCTGCGTATTGATTAACCGGACTGGGTATATATATGAGCGAATTTAATCTTGATCCTTACTTTGCTGCACAAGATGAAGGCGTAGAACTGCAAGAAGATCCCATAAGTAAATGGGAAACCCTCAACTTTAATACCACTACCAAGCAAGCCGAACTCTCTCAGAAAGCTGAAGAGAAGCGCCGTGCTTTGCACGCACTCACCCGGCAAGTAGACCAGGAAAAAGCTGCGTTTGATAAAAGCTGGGTAGGTCAGGCCGACCTGGATCCGGACAGCGTTGCCGGCGGCGCTGTTAACCTGGCTGCATCCTTTACGACCGGCACCGGCCGTATTGCAGGTGAACTCGTCACACTGCCTTCGGATACGTATTCCGCAGCACAAAACTTTCTGCTACCGACCGGCGTGCGTGAAGCCTATTCACGTATCCAGCAAGGCACGGCCACTCCGGAAGATCATGCACTCATGGATCAATCCAATATCGGTGAGACTGCGTCTGCAGAACCAAAAGACCCTTCAGGTCCTACCTGGGGCTCACGTATCGAAAAGATGCAGGACGCTCGGCATTGGGCTGAAGAGGTCTCAGAGACATTCGACCTGTATGGTAATGTTGAAATGAGTAACCGTCAGGAGCTGTCCCGTAAATTGGCAGAGGGTTCTGCAAACGGTTTGTCTGCCTTGAGAGACGCGGCTAAAGCGTACGATGACAATGACCTGTCCGGTATGTTGTCAGACGGTGTGTATGGCATTGCGTCTTTGTTGGTGAACGCAGGGCCGGCCCTTTTAGAAAACCCTGGTGCGGTGGCGGAATACACCGTAGAGATGGCTCCGCAAATAGCGTCCGCCATGGTAAGCCGAGGTTTGGTTACGCCACAGATAGCCGGTTACGCCGCTAAAACGTACCGTGACGGTGTCCTGAAATACCAGGAAGAAAATGGTGGTGCGTTACCTTCCAAAGATAAAAACATGGAAATGGCGACACACGCGGTCAGTTTGTTTGTGGCTGAGAAGCTGGGTCTTGAGTCCATTGGCCGTACCGGCAAGCTGTTTAACAAAGGTTCTAAGAGTAAACCTACCCCTAAGAAGAATGCCGTAGATACCCCGCCAAAAGCCAAGAAAGAGGCTAAAGGTGTTGTGGGTATTGCTGGGTCGTCCGCCAGAGGCTTTGCCGGTGAGTCAGGTACAGAGACTTGGCAGACCTATGCAGAGGGTGTTGCTGGTTACGATCCTCGAAGCGCTGAGCAGATCTATGAAGGCGGCGTGATTGGTGGTGCTGTGGGTGGAACCATTTCAGGTGCCGGTAAGACGGTCAGTGAAATAGATCGTGCGGTCAAAGGTACCGACAAAGCCAAGGCTGATACAGAGGCAGAAATCGTTGACATGAAAGCGGCGACTGAGTCTGGTGATATCAGTGCCTATACCGATAAAAAGTCTCCTAAATACGATTTGAACAGGGCTGCGGCTGTGCTGAAGGCCCGTCAAGAAAATGGGGATACGAAGGCGGTAGATGAGATCAACAAGGTGTACCGCAGAGCTGAGAAAGATGTAGCGGTTATGGAAAACACCGCACGCGTCTATACCCCTGAAGGTAAAGCGGAGAATGAGCGGAAGCTTGCAGAACAGACCCAGGCACTCAACGAGGCCACGGACCCTGCTGAGAAATCCAAGCTACAGAAGGCTATCCAGACCACCAAGATGTTCATTGATGCAAATGGGGATAAGAAAGGCAAAAAGGATACCGACGCTACGTTAGCCAGGGCAAAAGAGACATTTAAGAACGTGTCCAAGGTCCAGGAAGAAGTTACCGCTGAAACAGTGGCGCCTAAAGACTCTGAAGAAGACCTGGCGACGTTGAAGACCAAAGCCAACCTGACAGAGGGCCTGGATACAGAAGTTTCCTCTGAGGAGCGTCAGGCTGCGGTACAGAAGCTGACTACCCAGACCATGTCCAGTCCGTCGATTCTGAGTTCAACCGAGGCGGATACACTGGTCAATGATACGACCAATGGTTTGAACGACTCCCAGCGTGAATACCTGCGGGAGTTCAGCCGTGCCCAGGAATCCCTGCAAGGGGTATCCGGGACCAACAGTGATATTTTCAAAGGGCGTGATAGCTACCGGGGCATCCCTACGTACCGAAACCTCATCCAATCGGCCATGAAGGACAAGGACACGGAGGCTGTGCAGGGTTACATGGGTGACCTGCAGCGGTTTGCCCGGGATCACCAGAGCAAAGCCAATGCAGTAGAAGCCGCGTTCAATCAATGGCAGACCACCAAGCAACCGCAATCGGTTGTACGGGGTAAGACCGCAGGTACTTGGGCAGTTTCAAAAGAGCCTATGAGTAAATCGGCGGTAACGGCTAATGGCGGTCTGACGATTGACGGTATGAGCAGCAATCTGGTTCAGGCCATTAAAGCTGAAAGCAAAGCCTTGAACGCAGCCGGTATTGAAATGACCGCTATGTCCAAGATGACCGCGCCTACCCGCAAGCCTGCCTCACAGAAAGGAACGTCCAATGAATCGACGCCCCCAAAGACTCCGGAAGCAAAAACGCCAGCAGATAATGTCGCTGAGACACCAACGCAAAAACCAGTTACTGACCCTGCACCCGACGAAGCCGGTACAGAAAGCGTAACTACCTATGACGGTTGGGCCAAGGCCAACGCTGGCAAGCGTATTGCGATCCAGTACCCCAAAAGCAAAACACCGTTTACGGTTACAGTCAGCGAAGAGACTGAGGTTGTTACAGAGGGGAATGAAGGTCAACGGGTTGCATTCACCGGTGTCACCAGTAAAGGCAAGAAAGTCACGTTTACTGAGGCTGATGTAACGAACTACATGGGGTCAACCGAGATCGAGCCAGGTAGCCTATCTAATATCCGGGGAGAGAGCGGCCAGCAGCCGCAGGCTGCTGAGTCGGCACCGCTTACACCCAATGAGCCCGTCAGTGAAGACGTTGTTTCTCCAGAAGTGTCGGAAGAGAGCGATGGGCTGGCTATTGAAGAAGTGGCTAAAGCCCCTGGTTTACTGTCTGCGATGCAATTTGAAGGTGATCGTCCTGTCGCGGATCAGAGTAACTTCAAGTCAGTCAATCTGGCTCAGGCGTATTACATACAAAGTGCCGGTAAAGAAGAGGGCGGCGGTACACGTCCGTTGGTGGATTATGACCGCTTCCTGACCGCTGTACGGGCAAAGATTGAAGTGGCAAACGACTATTTCAATACCCCTAAAGACCAGGATGAGGAAGTCACCTCTGCCCAAAAACGGGCGTTAGAGACGTTTGCGGAGAAGGCTGCCAAGTGGATGCCTACCCTTGACAAGATCATGCGTGACTACGACAAGCTCCCTGCAGACGCATCGTGGCACTGGGATGTGATCCAGTACTTCAGGGATCCTGAGACCGGTCAACTACCGGAGAATATGAAAGGGGCCATTGCGTATGCGGCCTGGACCTTTCTGGTGGAGTCGGAAGCTGCCAGCCCGATCATGTCCGACGATGACATTCGGACCATTATAGGGCTGGACGACCACGAGCAAGTACCGCCTGCTGCTAAACAGGCATTACAGTTTGCAGGTACACGCGCCAACATGATGGTCAACAATGTGGGGCCACGTGCCCGTAAGGTCTTGGGTATAAAAGCGGTAGCGTCGGCACCGTTGGATGCAGAGCCTAAGCTGGATGCAGCACTGGGCAGTTACGCTCAAGGCTTGTTGCTCGAACTGGGTCTCATTGAAAGACCAAAAATTGAATACGAGGGGTTTGATCAGGACACCTCGTTTGTCCGCATCAAGCGGGAAGATAATAAAGCCCGGGACGCTATCCCTGAGATTGCAGAGATCGGTCGTGTGAGCCGGGGTACCCAGAACTACCTGGATAAGTTGATGGGCAGTGAGGCCGTGGTTCAGGAGCCTGTGTTCGAGACACCCTACTTCACACAGAAAACCACCAAGGGTACAGACTCACGCATTCCTGAGAACATGGCTGATATGCAACAGATCAACACATCCCGGGGCTGGAAGGTTCGGCCTTGGATGAACGGTCTGTGGCAAGCACTGACGGATGAAACCCAAGAAGCGGCGGCAGGTGTTGTAGACACTGAAGGTGAGCACCGCCTGATCCAGAGTAGCCTGGAAGGCAGTAACGCCGGGTTGATCCGTGAGATCAAACAGTTCCGGGATTTCCTGGATACCGGTGTTCGCGGGAACTACGAGAAAAAGTTCTTCCTGCACCCGTCCGTATGGGTCATGCAACGCGCCGGCTACAAGAACACCATCAACCCGCAGAACAGCAAGGTTCAGCGTGAGTTGATCGGTATGGCCGATTGGTCTGTGCGTATCCCTACGGACTTCCGAGACCCTTTGAACAAGTTGTTCCGTCAGAATGTGGCCATGGGTCTGGGTATCAAAGCCGATAAGCTGAAGCAAACAGAAACCATCAAACAGCTTAATAGTAAGTTAAAGCACCCTAAGATCCGTACCGGTTTGGAAGCCATCAAAAAACAAGTCAGAGAGGAAGAACTGACGGAAGGTGACCAGGCGAATATCCGAGATGCAGTGGCCAAAGGCGGTGAGGGTATGCAATCCCTGAGTGCCTTGCTTTCTTATGCTCGGATGGAAATGGCGCGGGAACCTAAAAACAAGGCCGTTGATTTTGATACCGACATGGACATGATGGAAGTGGACGGTGTCACCAACGGGCCTATGTTGACGTTGCTGATGTTAGGTGCAGCCCAGTCCACCAACGGGTTGTTTACGTTCCTGAATAAAGGTGGGATGTACCAAGCAGGTTCTCCTTACAAGAACTTTGTGGATTATAAGAAGCAGGGCAATACCGACCTGTACGAAACGGCGATCGGTGAGACGGTTAGGGCCATTGAAACAGGCTTACAAAAGAAGCCACAACGCCGGCCTGCTTTTGAAGCGGTTGAGTATTTCAAGGGCGGTGTGGGGAGTATCTTTGATACTGCAACCAATGCGATTGGACGTGCTGCCCGTAACGTCATTAAGACACCGTTGACCGGGATGATGTTTGGTCAGTCTTTGAACGCTGGGGTGTCCTCCATGTTTGAAGAACTGACTGAGGACATGTACCGCAAAGTCTCACGGATCAACAAAGACAACTACACGACCGCTCAGAAAAAGGAAGAGTTGGCTGAGTGGGCGGCTGCCGTTAATACGTTGATATCCAATTACAAGCCTGAACGTTCTTTGGAGATTCCGGCAAACCCTACAATGAAGTGGGCCTTGAATTTTGAGTTCAGTAAAGAGCAAAAAGCGGCGATGCGTCGTTCATTTGCCGGTACGCGTAAGGACAACGCCGGCACCTTCGGTGCGGCTGTAACAGCCGCTATGGAAGACCAGTTCAGTGTGTTCCTGGAAAATCGTCAGGTGTTGAACCAAGCGGCCCAAGCATCGGCCTTGTTGTACATCGAGGTGCGCGATCACTTAATTGAGCTGCGGACAGAGGAGAAGATAGCCGCCGGTGATATAGCGACCACCACTAATCAAAAAGGTGAGCGGGTTGTCTTACAGGATCTGAATGCCTTGGATATGCAAGCCATTGACGAACAGTTGGCTCCCATGGCGCCTGTGGCACACAGTGCGTTGTCTAGCGAAGTAAACGACCTAGGTGCTGGTATTTACCTGCCTAAGACTAAACCGAAGCTGGATTTTGCAAACACCACGTACCGGCAGAATATTAAATACTCTAAGGACGTGGGTGGATCCAAGGGGATCAGTGCAACGGCCTTTAAAAAGGTCATTGATAGCCCAGGTGTCCGCTCGTTAATCATGATGATTCACTCATCGGATGCGGCTATTTCAGCCAAGGCGTATTCGCAGTTGGCTGCGTTGAACATTCACGATGCCAACGGTCTGAGTATTGTGAATCTGGTGGCCGGGGCACGTAACCTTAACGAAGCCACATATAACGTGATGTTGAACTACTCGATTCCACTGGAACTGAAAAACACACTGGATCGTACGCTTGTCGGTGTCCACGGTATGTTGGACATGGTGAAAGATTCTCCTGCGATACAGGCGAAGCTCAAGACCGTGATCGAAGGTGAGTTTGAAACGGTGTACCCCAAGAACGGGAAACCGTATGAAAAGCAGCTCTCCGGTATCCGGCTGTCTAAAAAACAACGTAAAGCTGCAGAGTTCCTGGGGACGGATCCTCTGACGTACTTGCTGTCGGAAGTCTATAAGACTGCGTACACCAGTGAGTACCGCAAGCTGGATGGTATGGGTCAAATGGTCTATCTGGATCAGTACGCTCAGGAGGGCGGGGAGTTTGACGTCACACAGGAACTACGTGACCAAGCCAAGCGCATGAAAGAAGATCTGGAGATTGAAGCCCGAGGAGGTAAGGATGCAGAGGGGAATCTCCAGTCGGACAAGCTGGTTGTCAAAACAAAACAACAAGCCGAGGAATTGTACGCGGCTGTGGCGGGCCGCCAGGCCAAGCCACAGACACGCGACACAGAGATAAGCTCAGCCGAATATGGTGCAGCCCTCAAAGCTATTCTGGGTGAGATGGATAAGAAGATCCAAGATCACTATACGGAAACGGGCGAGAAAGATTCGGTAGCTCAAAAAGCCCGGAATACCACTGCGACCTTGGCCAAGTATCTGAACCGTGGTTATTCCCTGGATGCCGCTTTGAAGGGTCTGTTCCCTCAAGAAGATTCAGCGGGTAAAAAGCTGGCCTGGAAACGTCGGTTGGCTGCTCAGGTAGAAGATCGGTCACTTGCGGTGTCCGATCCACGAGGTGCTCCTCACAGCGTTATTATGAACGTGATGCAGTTCATGACAGACAACGAGATGGACCCGGGTGGTCAGGTTGTCTCTCTTCTGGAGACCATGTATCAGGATGGGCTGTATCTGAAATCGGCTATGAAGCAAATATCTCAAGTCGATGCAGCGATTGCCTTTGAACGCATAAAGACCGTGTATAACAGTCACCGTGCAACGCCTTATGGTGAGCTTGGTTCGGCCGTTGTCGAGGCAGATCAAGACCTGGATACGTTCCTGCGTAGCAAGTCCAATATGACTGCAGGGGATGTAATGGGTTACCTGAAAAAGCGATATGCCAATCCAAAGACCAATCAGGCACGGTTCTACCGTCTGATCCTGGGTCAGGTAAGCAGGACTGTTCCAGTGGATCTGCCAGTACGTTATATCACGCGGGAGAACGTGGATTTCCCTGCTCCGGAACGCAACGTCACATCGGCACGGGGTTGGTATGAGCCGGCTGCGGATAACGAGCACATCGGTATCAAGAGCCCGGACTTTATCCATTCGGCTGTACAGCCAGAAGTCCTGTTGCACGAGCTGGTTCACCGTGCCCTGGCAGGGATTACCCACAAAGCACAGTCTCTGCCTAAGAAAGCCCCGGAAGCTAAGTTGGTGGCGGATCTGGAAAGTCTACGTGAAGCGTCGATCCAGTGGCTTGATAGCCAAGGTGACGCTGGTTTGAAAGCTCGACACAGCGAAGCCCTGGTCAACGTACACGAGTTTCTGGCGTGGGGCTTGACCAACGCACGCTTCCAGACCGAAGTACTGTCACAGGTCACAGTAGAGGCCACACAGCGTCGTAATGGATTCATAACGGCCATGAAGCGGTTCATCAATGTGGCGACTGAACTGTTGCTGGGTAAGACCGTACGTTGGCAAGAGCAAGGGAAAACCATGACCACTGCAATGGCTGAGTTGTTGAGCCGTTCGGGTGGGTTGTATGCCGCTGCCCGTAAAGGTGGTGAGACGTACTATAAAGGGGAAGCCTTGCGTAGCCAACAGAGTGATGGGTCAACACCGGTAGAGCAGTACAGCACAACTCAGATCTTCGATGGTTTGGCCAACATGCAACGGGCACCGTTGGATGCCGACTACGAGGCTGAGTTGCGGGGTGTATTGACCTCATTGGTGTCGAAGCTCCACGGACCCTATGGCACCAATAAAGAACTGGTGCGTGAGCGAGCCAATTACAGTACGGCGGATGTGTTCACCGAAGCCTTGATGGGCAACATGCCCTTTATGTCTGAGGTACTGGGTAAGCCCCTGGCGATCTCCGAACAAGAAGCCTTTGTTATTGAGCAGGTCGAAGCCACTACCCGGGCGTCCTTGAACGCGTCTACGATGGCGTACCGAGAATTGAACAAGTTGTACCGTGAGACTCGGGAACGTCTGAGTGCCCGGGATTTTGTAGAAGGTGATTGGGCTACTGCGTCCGCTGCGGAGAAGCAAGCTGCACAAGAGAACTTCGAGTTTATATTCCGTCCGGAAAAGACCGAAGGCGGTACGTCGAACCATCTGAGCAAGTTCGCGGCCATGGCCATTGCGTACAAACCCTTACGGGATCTGATGGATCAACAGACTGCACCGTACGCACGGACAGGCCGTGTAATGTCCCTAGCGGGTATTGCACGGGCGGTGTTCGACACCCTGATGAATGTGTTGACGGGTAAGTTGACCAAGACCTTTGAAGGTCAGAAGGCTAATGAGAAGCTGGATCGCTTGGTGGATCAGTTGGTTAGCGTTGAGGCAAAGCGTCAGGCGTCACTGGCACGTAGGCGGGTGAACGGACCTAATATGATGACGGCTGCCGTTCACAAAGCCAATGAGTCTATCCGTGCAGGGGCCAGTAAAGCCGCCCATTCATCGGTGGTTAAAAACAGTCGAAGCGGGTTTGTACGGGCAGCCGGTGTCACCGTACGGGTGGTTGCCGGTGACCGGGTAGAAGAAGTGTTCAGCGGTATCCAGAAGCTGCGTAACAAGCTGCACAGCGATAAAGAAGGTGTGGTTGCCAGTTGGGTGACGGAGATCCGCGGTGCAAACGACACCAACAAAGAAGCCTACGAGTTTGCTCGGATGGTGAATAAAAACGAACAATACCGTCTGTTGACGAAAAACCGGACAATCCACGATGTACTGGGATCGTTCGACGAAGACGGGAAGTACCTGACCGAAGAGGACACCGTTGCACTGACACGGACGGTCCTGCGGCCCGACCTGTCTGCTTTGGCTAAAGAGCATGATATGGAGGAACTGGTTGGAATGGTCCGTGATGAAGGTCAACGGGAACGGATGATTGCGGATTATGAACGTCAGTTGTTGAAGCTGGATCGAGGCCGTGCCACCTACTGGATCACACAGGGTCGGGATCTGGGGTGGACAATGGTGACAGGTGCTGTGACCAGTGTTAACCACATGAACAACGCGCATAACATTATTCAAGAGTTTGGTACCCCGAACGCTAACAGTGTGGCGGCAACGGTGGCAGAGCAGGCGATACCCCTACTGGATCGACTGACGTCCTTGTATGCCCTACGGAATACCCCGAAAAAGGATCGGGATACTGCCGGAGAGGTAATGACCCGGGAGTCTCGTCGGGGTGATGCCAGCGGTGTCAGCATGATCGTTAAGTTGCACCAGAAGCTAAAAGACGATGCGTTGGATCAACTGTTCCAGGGTAACCCCACACACTTCAACAAGGGGTACACCAAGGAAATTTACAACCCGTATAAAGAGGTGGTCATTGCCAGTGGTATTGAGGGAACCAATCTGGAACGTATGGGAGCACGTCGGAGTGAGCCGCTGAGATCCGATCCACAGGATCCCACACGAGGCGAGGTTAAGCGTATCTATACGATTGACGACGGTGGGTTGAAGCAGTGGGTGACCGGGACGTTCTCTTTTACCGGGACACGGCCAAAAGGGACACGCATCCACAGCGGGATTACCCGTGCGGATAACGGTGGGTTTGTTCATCTGCAGAACAAACAAATGACGCAGGACGTACAGGCGGATAAGGCTATGGAAGTGGTTGGCTTGTATTCCCGAGGTTTGGGGTATGACCCAGCCAAGTCCAATAAAGAATACATGGCACCCTTGTTGAGTAGTCAGGGTGATGTGGCCGACTACCGGTACCTGATGCACACCAAAACGCGGGATACCTTGCTTGAGCGGGATAACCGTATGGAGGAGATCCTGGGAGCCATGGCCGCTAACGTGGTTGACCGGGTGAATACCCGCGAGACAAACGGCCTGTTGGTACAAGCCTTGTACGACCAGTACCAAGCTGAAAAAGCAGAACAGCCGCAAGGCTTTATCGAAGTCAGCGAGAACAGTACAGACCCTGAGATACGGGAGACTTACCGTCTGCTGCCGGACGATACGAAAAAAGCCATTGTAGCTACCTGGGGACGTCCGGTCATGATGGTCCGTAAGGATCTGTTCATGATGCACTTTGGGTATCGGAAGAAGAGTATTGCGGATCCTTTCAGTAAAGCACCGCGGTCTGAGCGCAAGGACAATCCAGATGCCCGTGGGATCGCAGAAGAGGTGTTTGTTGTTGTGGCTGAAGCTTTACTGGGTAAGAAGGCTGCCCTGCGTCTGCGTCGTGCAGAGGATGTCTGGCAGGAGCTGGTTCGGATGATCAAAGACTTCCTGGTCATCAAGAACATGTTCACGTTGATTGGTAACATCCTATCCAACATCTCTGAGCTGGTATTGGCCGGTGTTCCGATGAAAGACATTTTGAAAAATCAGCGTATTGCAGTGGAAGGGTTGATGGCGTACGAGAAGGATTTCAGGAAGGTAGAGACGTTGAAAATGATGCGCGATATCAACCATCTGGATCGGCCACTGGCTGCGATTGAGGATGAGATAGCTTTACTGGAAGACGCCTTGGCACGCAACCCCGTTCGGGAGTTGGTAGACGCTGGCTTGTTGCAGACCATTGTGGAGGATGTTGAGGTATTGGACGACCAGTTTTCCTATAAGTCCAAACTGACTCGTGCACTGGACAGCAAAACACAATGGCTACCCAAGGCGATTAAAGACGCGGGTAAGTTTGCGGTTATGAGTCACGACACCGATTTGTACAAACTGTTATACAAAACCACGCACATGAGTGACTTTGTGGCGCGGTACACGTTGTACGAACACGCGATAAATCGGGATGTGAATCCGCTGTCCAAAGAGGATGCGATACAGTTTGTGGAAGAGGCGTTCGTTAACTACGACACGCCTACACACAAGCTGGTGCAGTACCTGAATGATATGGGAATCATCCCCTTCACCAAGTACTACATCCGTATCCAGAAGATACTGTTCCGGTTGTACCGGGAGAACCCGGCACGGGCCTTGATGATGGTGTTGTTCAGTAACACCCTGGAAATGGTACCGACCATTGTCGAGTCGGGTTTCTGGAACAAGCTGAACGGCAACATGATAAAAGGCGGTGCGTTTGAATTTGGGGACGCGTTAACAGAAGCGTTGCCTATTAACACAGCCTTGCAATTCACGAGGTAAACACAATAAAGCCCCGGTAAGACGGGGCTTTATTCTATTCACTCAAAAACCCCTACTTAGGGGGTTTTGTGGTTTTGGTGTCTGTTTGCGTGGCACTGACCACTAATACAAAGACACCGGCAAACGCCAGTAACACCGTGAAGATGAAACCGGCGATTGTCGATACAACAGAGATTACCGACCCAATGAAGAACGCCACGAAGGTAATCACTGCAGACACCAAGGCCCACACAAGAATCTTGAGAGTTTGCATGGGCTACCCCTTAGCCAAATAGGCTGCGGCTTTCTTTGGTGGGTTTGGTTTCCGTGCTGTCATTGACCGACTCGGTTTTTGCGTCGGGTTCAAAAGGAGGCTCAGTCGAGGCTGGCTCAGGTTCCTTTTTGGGTTCTTCAGCAGGAGCTTCCGTCACTTCCGGAGCAGAAGGTTCTTCTTCTGGTTCAGGGGATGGCTTGGTTTTCTTCTTGGGATCGCTGTTGGTGGGCTTTGTCGCTTTACGTTTCACCGGCTCGGGTGGGACGACTGCTTCGTTACCCAGGATAACTTCCGCTGTGATTGAGGTACCACCTTTACGGGCGACGGTAAACTCGACGTCCTGTACCGGAGTGGCAATGCCATTTTTGGCAACGTAATCGCGGATCGCTTCAGTGATGCTGTCTTGATCCAGAATGACTTGTACTTTCATGTTGG